CGTTTTAGACCCATAAAGCGTGCCTATCTCTGGGTACTTAACGTTATCCGCTGTACCGTCAATCTGGGTAGCGCCTATAACACATCCGAAATGCTTTGCGAGGTCTCGGACATACTGGGCTAGTTTAGCATACCTGTCAATGCCTGATAGTTCCTTCTCGAATCCACCAAGCTTCCAAATTTGGTCGATGATGATAATCTTGGGGTTGTACGCTTCCATCGCAGCTTCGACGTCATAGACCGTCATAAATGATTTATTGAGGCTTTGGATTGCATTTGGTCCGACAACCTTTCTGTAGGCTTGCACTGTCGCGGCTGTGTCCTTTTCCAACTCTGCATTGGTCCAGTTTAAAGCTGCCTGTACGCGACGCTGGGCTACCCTTTCCTCGGGTTCCTCGTTATTGCACCACAACATGCATTCGCCTTCCTCAAGTTGCTTGGCAAAATGTACTGCTTGTGATGCCAGGAACGTGGTTTTACCACCGTCTGGTCGAGCACCAAGCAAAAGAAAATCACCACGGCCTACGGGTCCAAGCATTAAGTTTAGCTCGGGTACTGACCACTCGTAGCGCACTATGTTTTTTAATGCTTCAAGCTGCCCTGCAAGTTGTTCGTCGGTTACTACCAGAGATTCTATATCCCACTCTACATTCTTGACTTCCATGTTGTACTCACGCAGGCAGTCACGCACTTCCTCTGGCTGGGCCAATCCTTCCACTGCTTCAAAAGCCTTCTCGCTGATGACGTTCATGTGATAGCGGGTCGCAAGGTTTTTGAGTGCTGCGGTAGCACAGGCAGGGTCGAATGTAGCTAAATTCTTACAGGCTTGCACGATTGCTGAGGCTTTACCGTTTGCTAGGCTGGGGTGGGCAAGTGTTGTGTACCAAGTACCAAATGATAGCCAATCAATATCCTTATTTTCTGTATCTTCATAGTATCTACCTAAAGATCTTAATATATCTCTATAATCTTCAGATAATCTATCATCTTTTATTAAACTAAAGTATCTTTTATAATTACTATAATTATATAATAATGATAATATCTCTTTATCCATCTGTCAAGTACCCATGCAAATCCATCGAGTGAATGATATGTTTCGGCTCAATCTTTTCGGTAATTAGGTCACAGCTTTTTAAGCTTGTCAAGCGGGATGCGTAGTTCCGGGCTGTTTTTATCACCTCTCGGCTATCATTATCCAGCCAGATTACAACCCGTCCGTCAAACTCTAGCGCTGTTTCAAAATGCACGTCAGACATACGCGTGCCCATGAGTGGTAACGCATGGCAATGTTTAGAGCACCGCAACGCGGAGATAATATCCTCAACAATTACCAATGTTTTTGGAATGTGGTACTTTGTCTGGATTGGGTGAATAATTGGGGATACGGCCATACTGCCAAAGTTAACCCATTTAGGGCTGTTCGAATCGAAGGACCGCATAGCCAGCCCCACCAAGTCTGATCCGTTTCGTAATGGAATAGCTGGTCGTTTGCCATCCAAGAATTTAACGTCAAAGTACTCAAGGTCAACGACATCTAAGCCAGCTTTAAACCACCAATGTCTAAATTCCTTGGGCAAACTACTAAATTCCGGTTGTTCCCATCGCGCACAGGCATCCCATTCGGTTAGTGGTGGGAGTTTATATGGGTTTTTCGAAGTTTTGGTGGTTGTATTCTCACCACGGATAGCCTTTTTAAATGACCTATTACGCCACACACCGTGGTCATGGCAGTGGTGACAGTAGCCTACGACCGATCCGTCAGTGTTGCGCGTTAGATACAACGCATCGTTGCCCTTTCCCTCGCGACAGTGATGAATGTGTGCCGTTTGGCCAGCTTCCGCCGGGAAATCCTGGGTATATTTTTCTAAACTTAGCATTTTTTACTCTCCAACTTATCCACAGTATCATCAACCTCTGGAGCACGCTCAAACTCGAACAAAGCCCCTTCGATTGCATCCACACAGTCTGTGCATAAGTCGCTAAAGCGTGGGGAGCGAATGCGTTGTGGACGGGTCAGCGCATCAAGTACAACGTTACATCCTGCGCACCGTTGGCCTAGACCTTCACCGGGGTTCACGGTTTTATCTCACGCAAGTAATTCTTGGCTGCTAAGTCAATTTTAGCGTAGCTCGCGTCCTCTAACAAAAGTTTAATCAGCGTTAGGCGTAAATAACCACCAAATTCGACAGGTGTAGAGTAAGCATCTAGCGCAGCTAACATATCAACCCTTTTGCGCTTGGCGGCTATGAAACTGTGGATGGAATCATGCCACGCCGCGTGCGATCTGGCGATATCGAATGACTCCAAATCACTAGTTATCTCGTCAAAATAATCGTTCTTTATCCCGCTCATTTTATGGTGACCTCAAAGTTTTGTCGGAATTTATGCGTAAAATCGCACATTTAATGCAAACCAAATCCTCGCCAAAGCGCGCCATTTTCTGCGGCATTTTGTCGGGTAAAATGTAGGCGTTGCAATCGGCGCAAAACCGACCGTCACGGATGAAAAATTGTTTTAGGTTCAATGTTTTAACCTCCAAAATCAGTCAGTACACATTACTAGTAATCAGTAAAAAAGTCAACCGGTTGCTCGTTACCGCAATTTGGACAAGTGAATCCAGGCGGAAATTGTTCCACTGTCGGACGCCCAGAAAGTGACTCAAACTCTGCCGGTTCATATTCCAACTGTGTTTGGCAAAGATCACACAAAAGCTCGATTGAATACATATAATGCTTCCTCTATAACCTGCACCTTTTACTCTAAAAATGCAGTATTTATGATACTAATCAATAGGTTATGGTGATTGTAAAAACGAGAATCAGATTCCCTCCTAAAAATTTTTTTTTGGGGCCAGGCTAATTCGGCCAGTTACTCGCCTCGATATACACATCATCCTCGGCGAGTCCCCAAGCATCTAGTGCCTCGGTAATTGCATCACGCAGCGACCCGCGAAAAGCTAGGTTATGTATCTCGTGAGGCTCATCAGCAGAATACTTAGCTATATAGTAATCTGAATTAAGTGGATCACGCATTACGGTTAAGTTGTCCATCGTTAATTGTTCCCCCACTGATCTGCCATTGCCAGCGCAATTCCGTCAAAGGTTTTGCTGCGTATTTTCCACCGATCCGGTGACGGTCCAAGCTTCCAGACACGTTGTTCTCTGCCATCGACTATATCGCTAGGCACTAATTGATCCAGCCCCCACAGCCAAAGCCCTGTTTTCTTAGTCTCACCGTGACCATGTTGCCAAGGTTGGATATATTGCGTGGGCTTGAGTGGCAACACACCGACAGGATTCTCCATACAAACTTTTTTGCTATGTTTCTGCGCTAATGCCCATAAATCCATAGTCCATTCGATGGAGTCTATCCGTTGTTGGTGTTTCGGCATGTTTCGACCGTACCACCTATTGCCGCTAACTGCTAACGCTGTACAGGGCGGGTGCATAATTATTAGATCCCAAGGATCGGTGACAAACTCACCACGGACTAACCTCACTTGACCACCAGCACTGATTACCTCGCGGCAATCTCCGATGATATGGTGCGGACTGTCGTCGTCTGCCGGTAGCAAGTCGCACGAGGTTACGTTGTGTCCTAATGCGCGGAACGCTTCCCGCACTACTCCGCTCGTTTCGCAGGCAATTAATATATTCACTCCATTTTCTCCTAATTTTGGTTAAAAATCTCAATCTCAACCGCTCAGAATCCGTTCTAAGCGACGATCTCATAGCAAGTGATAGCAGGGGTAGGGGTCTAATCGAACAATCTAGCTATCCGCTCGAACGTCGCTGGAGTAACCCCGTCAATGTGCATTCCGTACGTAGTCTCCTCGCCCGTACGGTAATTAATGTCTGGATCTACGGAGTAAAAATTATCCCCATCAAAACAAATTCCCAAGGATTTAGCGAAGTCGATCAGGTACGCTAGATCACCAATTGACCACTGTTTGCGTTCGTAGTCCTCAAGATTGGGGTATCGCCAAAATCCCGGCGTAATAAAGCCGCACTCCGCAACATCGCCATGTTCGGCGCTTTCAGGTGTCACGGTGTCGTAAGTAAAGTCTATGGTAATCATTACGCTAGTTCCTCCAACCTATTAAGATACTCGTACACAATACCTTCGCCAACAATGTAGGCGTACATGTT